TGCAATTGCTTCCACAACTTGAGTAGGTTCTGTTTTTTCTATTTCTTCCGACATTGTAATTTGAATTTAGATTAAAATATAATTGCAAATATAAATATTTTCTATTTAAAAACATTTTTTAATATTATTTTTCTATTGTAAGGTCGCTAATCATGATTCCGACAAAATCATCTTCAAATTTCTTTTCGTCAAAATCGTGATTTTTCAAAAATGGATATTCTTTTTTTAGCTCTTTTATAGAAAAATAAACATTTGCTCCTTCTACTTTAAAAGGAATTTTTGCTTGAACCAACTCTATTCTTGTTGGAATTACTTTTATTGCATCTTTTACTTTTTTCTTTGCTTTTGACATAATTTTTATTTTTATAGTTCGTCGTTTAATTGAAAAACATCGTCGTTGATTTCTTCGTTTTCAAAATCAATAGGTTCTTTTTCTTTTGCTCTTTGCTCAATCATTTTGCTTTGTTGAGAAGCTTGTTTTGTAATTCTTTCGTCTTTTTTATCTTCGATAAATTTAACTTTATCGCCTTGAATACCTGCTTCTAATTGAGCAATTTGAAAGTCCCCAAGAAATTTAGCCTCAATTGTCTGTCTAGCTTCGTTTCCTTTGGCTTGTTCTTTGGCAATTAATCCTTGATTAACCATTTCTTGTTTTTGCATTTCAATTTGTCCAATAGCTTGCGCTGTTTGCAAACGAGCACCTTCTGCCGCTTGCGCTGATTGAGTATTTGCTTGAGCTTGCGCTTGAATTTCTTCCATTTTTCTTTTCTGCATCTCTTTCATTCTCTTTTCTCTTAAAATAGAAGCGTAGTTTACAGCGTACTTAAAATTAGGAATAGATAATATTTTGTATTTATCTGCAAAACTTAAAGTTCCGCTAGCAATTTCATTAGACAAATCTGCTTCTAATTTAGCTTTTTCTTCTGCGTCTAAATACAAATCAATAAATATTCCAAACTCAAACAAATGCAATTGCTTTATTTCTTCTAAATCCATTACGGCAGTTGCGCCAATTTTTCTTGCAAAATCTTCTTTTAAGTCCGAATATTTTAGCAAATCGCCTATTCTATAACTTACTGCTTCTGCGGTTAATTTGGTAATGTATTTTGCGCTATCTAAAATATGTCTAGTCGCTACGTTGCTGTTTAATGCAGCCAATTTTTGAATACCTACCAAAGAATCTTTATCAGGATTTGATGCGTCAGAAGCTCTGTTTAAACCAATAACATCTCGCATTAATTCTAAATAACCTGCTCTTTCTACTCTTAATGATTGAAGTTTATTTAACGAATCCCCAGTTCTTAATTCCTGTATTGGTTTGCTGTACATTGGATCGCCATTTGCACCAAAACTTCTTGCAAAAATACTACCTGTTTGCCAAAACATATCGACCATGTTCTGAACAGTCAGCACGTTTCCGCCGCCAAAATCCAATTCGGAAAGTGCATCTGGATCAATAATAAATCCATCAGGTTGTATCTTTTGAATAATTTGCTCGGCCTTTAATTCTAAAACATTTAATTTGTCTTCAACTGGAATCATTCTAGCAACAAGAGAATCAATATATCCTCTTTCTTTATTTGGCGCTTTTCCAATGTATTGGTCAATTACTTTTTGCTTGTTTGATTTTGGGCGAGACATATTTTCAGAAACTTCCCATTTAAGCAAAATATCAGTACCTAAAACCAAAGCTCCTTCAAAAAGAATTTCTTCAGCAACAGTTGTAGTTTTATATTTTCTAAAATCTTTTTTCTTGTTTTTACCTTCTGTAAATTCGCTAATTTCTTTAGCGCCAGAATCTAAATCAATTATTTTTTTTACTCTGTCTCTTGTAGTTTTGTAGGTAAAATAAAGTACGTTAGTTGTACCTTTTATTCTTTGATCTTGTGATATTCTATGGTAATCCCACCATTGAACTGCCGAACTTGCTAATTGCTCTTTCTTTTCTTCGTTCTTTGGGTCGTTTAACCATTGAAATTCTATTAAAATTTCGCTAATTGGCACAACTTTAAATTCACCATGGTAAAAACAATCTCTAAAAAAAGGATCGTCTGTGTATGATTGTATTTTGTTTTCTGGATTAACGTATTCTAAAAGAATACCTCTATCTGGACAAAACTTATTTTTAACCCATGCAACTCCACATACAGTCAAATCGTTTTTTATCTGCCTGTCAATTGTATCTTCAAATCTGTTTTCTTTAAATATTTGATCTATAGCCAATTCTTCTGAAATTTCTATTGACTGTTTGTACTCTAGCTGCATGTGTAAGTCTAATTCTAATTTAGACTCTGGAATTTGGTCAATTGGCAAATTACCAACATCTACCCCTAACTTTTCTTGAGCAGCAACAATAAAATCTTTTGCGTATTGGTCATCTTCTATTTTTTTTCTGTAAGCAATTCTATTACTTGTGGAAGCAGGGTCGATAGCAGTTGCTCTAACAGAATATCCTCTGTCACACATTCCATTTACAACAACATCGACTAATTTAGGAATTATAGAAATTGGCTTTGAAGATAAATTTAAAAATGACTTATCTCCTTCAGATTCAAATTGCTTCATGTATTGCTTCATGTCTTGAAGACCTTTAGCATACATTCTTCTTTCTATTAATTGGTTTCGTTGTGTATAAAATTTACTGATTTGCTGATTTGCAATATTGTAGCCAAAAAACCATTCGTTTTGAATAGCGAGTGCTAATTGATAGCCCCAAGACTGTTTCTTTTTGTTTTCAAACGAGTCCAATTGACTTGGAAAAGCTATTGTTGAAGATAAGGTCAAGCCTTTTTTATCGTTATCCATTATATATCAATGTATTTTATGAACAAAGATAATAATTTTATATAGCAATTTGCATTTCAATAATAATTTTCTATTTTGTATTAATTTTTATATTAAAATGTACGGATTTTAAAATCTAAAGTTTTTCTTTCTGATTGCTGAGGTTTGTAACTTTTACGATTAACTCCGACTAATGCGTAACCAGAAGCAATTGAAATATCGTAATCTGTACGTTTTCCTACATTAAATTTTGACCAATCTCGTAATGTTCTATTAAAAGGCATTGATCCTACTTCATTTTCTTCTCTTATCGGAACTAAATCATCGCCTTGCTCGTAATACCCAACATATTTATTTACGTATGCTTCAATTGCGGTCCAATGTATATTTATTACGTCAGCGCTATTTGAAGGAATGCCACCAAGTAGTTTTTCAGTTGGTGAAAGTCTGTTTGTCTCTTTGTCAAATCTGCTAAGAGAAAAACCTCTATAACCGCGATTCTTAAAGTGATATAACATTCTTGCCTTGTTGCTTTCTATAAGAATTGGCATGCCGTAAAAAACACAAGCCATAAGCGCGTCTTCAAAAAATATTTCAGCAGATTGTGGCCTAGCAATATACTCTAAAAAAAAGAAATTACTTGGAACATTTTTCATTGAAAAACTGGTAACGCCGCTAATTGCGCCTTTAGATCCAGAATCAAATTCGGAGCCGTTTTCTGTGTTTTCTAATTTAGCACCTGCCGTAGCGTCAATATCATAAGTATCTGCTCCAAAACAACCTAAATCTTCGTTTAATGGGTGTTTACTTCTGCCGCCAAACATATTGTTTTTTTCAATTAAACGGTTTTGAAGTTCTTTTGGCGGTAACCAAGCAATCAAAAACCTTCCTTTATTATTTGGTCTCCAAACAACAGATGTATCTTTGACGCCACCTTCCCATTCAAAATTACCTCGTACTAATGTGTTTTCAATTTCTATATTGTTGTTATGGGCAATTTGGTCATTAAGTTTATCTAAATCAAACAAACTACCTTTGCTTTCATCTCTAAACGCATCATCAACTGTAACAGGGTCTAATCTTCTTACGTTATTATGGTGCTTACCGCCCATTTGTTTTGCAGACTTAAATTCGTTTTCAAGATATTGCAATGAACCAATTGTCATTTTTATTCCTTGAGCATTATAAAAATGTTCTCCTGGATTTACAGTAATATGGCAAACGCCGTATTTATCTGTATAATCTTCGTAATTTTTATGAGCAGGAAGAAAAAAAGAATACAATCCGGTAGTAGTTCTGCCATTGGAATTTCTTTTTGAAACATTAGATCCGTA